GAGAGACACTTATGAAAGTGTTATCGGTATTTATAATTTGGTGCGTGAAGCACCTCAGATGTGGCAGATGGTTTGGAACCATGAGATTCATTCTTTGTTCCAGATGGAAAAGCAATCTGGTATCCAAGGTATTGCTTTAACTCACCCTCAAAGTGTTGACGACCTTGCGGTTCTTAACTCTGTTATTCGATTGATGGCGCAAGAGAAAGGTGCTGAACAGCCGCTGAATAAGTTCGCTCGTTTTAAGAATGATATTCAACTATGGTATGATGAAATGGATAAGTATGGATTAACCAAAGAAGAGCAGAAATTGCTCGAACCAGTTGTTAAGCTATCCTATGGTATTTCTGAATCCCAGGAAAAGTTTATGCAGTTGGTACAGATGCCTGAATGTGGTGGCTTTGACCTGACTTGGGCAGATAAACTGCGTAAATCAATCGCTAAAAAGAATCCTGCGGCTTATGAAGAGTTGCAAAAGGAGTATTTTGAAACTGTAGAGAAGAAAGGTTTAAGTAAAAATCTATGCAATTATGTATGGAATGTTCTAGTTGCGACTTCTAGAGGGTAAATAAACCTGCCCTATCAAATATCCTTTCTGGTTATCACCAGGGTCACAAATTTATAGTGGCTAACGGAAGAATCTTCACTTATAAATAGAAGAAATAAGAAAGACAATTCCGTGGGAAATACCAAGGAGGACACAATGAATTATATTTATGTATATACTAACAAACTAAATAATCATCAATATGTTGGCCAAACCAATGACCTTATGCGAAGATAGAGGGAGCATTTAAGCTGTTCTCTTAATCCAGAATCAACCTCTTATAATCATCTTTTTCATAAGAAAATTAGAGAATATGGAATAGAAAATTTTGATTTTTGCGTTTTGGAAACCGTATCAACCATAGAAGAAGCCAATTTTGCCGAATAGAAATGGATTGAAACTTTAAAAACCTATGCTGGCGACAATTTGGGTGGATATAATATGGATAGAGGTGGACAAAATTATATCTCATACATCTATAAGGATAACATAATTAGTATAAAAAATGATATTAAAATGGGCCTTCCTTATGAATAGATTAGTAAGAAGTATGGAATTAGCGCAAGTCAGATTAGCAATATAAATAGCGGAAAACAATATTTTGATGAAAAAGAAAAGTACCCTTTATATCAATATGGTAAAACGGCAGAAGAAATTTTAAAAGTGATAGATTTACTTTTAAATAGCTCTAAAACTATGAAAGTTATAGCAGAAGAAACTTCAATGTCTTATTCAACAATTAAAAAAATCAATAGCGGTGCGCTTCATTATAATAATAAATATTCTTATCCTTTACGAAAAGATGTGAGAGCGCAACGTGCTGATAAAGTAATAAAAATGTTGTAGTAGGGCAAAAGTAATTCTGAAATAATAAAAGAAACTGGAATGTCTGCTAGTTCTATTGATAGAATAAATAAAGGAGTTAGTTATCATAATAATAATTTATCTTATCCTCTACGGGAACACCTGTAACGACTATCGCGGGTCAAGCCGCGAGTAGGGCGCCTATTGATACGGCGTTCGAAACGGATATTGGCGTATTATAAAATACGAGTTAAAATATAGTCTAGACTACTAGAAATAGTAGAATTATCTGATGGATTTAATGCTTCTCACACTCTTGCTTATTCCTTGATTGCATTGCAAGAAATGAACTTGGGATATAATTATCCTATTATGTTCTGGAATTGTGCGTGTTTGATTTCTGATAGTGGTGGCGCTGAAAGCGATGATGAATATGACGACCATCCCGATCAAGAAGAATACTATGAAGAAGTCGAATATGATTCTATGGAAGATTTCGGCGCGGAAGAAGAAGACGATGAAGACGAAGACGAAAATGAAGAGACAGTATCAGCAACTTCTAAGAAGAAGAAAAAGGCAAAGTCCGCTAACTATGGCAAAATCGCAACGGCTATTGGCAAAATCAAGTCAAGTGGAGTTGATGTGGCCCCACCTGATATCAACAGGTCCAGCTTCACTTTCTATCCCGATGTAGAAAGCAATACAATTCGATATGGACTTAGCGGAATTACAAAAGTTGGTGAAGACCTCGTCAAGGCAATTATGGATGGACGTCCTTACACTTCTGTGGCCGACCTTACCTCTAGAGTCAAAATCAACAAGGCTCAAGTCATTAATCTTATCAAGTCCGGAGCTTTTGATAGCTTTGGAGACCGCGTGCAAATCATGCGACAGTACATTAATAGCGTCTCTGATACAAAACAGCGAATTACTCTTCAGAATATGAAGATGTTAATTGATTTTGGTTTGATTCCAGATAAGTATGATATGCAGCGTAGAGTTTATAACTTTAACAAGTATGTAAAGAAGTTGAAGTGGGAAACTTATTATGCTCTTGATAATATCGCTTTTAATTTCTATGAAAAACATTTTGACATGGATAACTTAATTCCTAGCGAAATGTCTGAAAGCGGTTTCTTAATCAAGCAAACAGTTTGGGATAAGATTTATCAGAGCCATATGAATAAGATTCGTCCCTGGGTAAAAGAAAATTCTGCAACTTTACTTGAGGAAGTAAATAATCGCTTGACAAGTGATATGTGGAATAAGTATTGCCAAGGCAGTTTGAGTAAGTGGGAAATGGATGCAGTATCTTTTTATTCTCACGAACATGAATTGGCTCATGTAAATACAAAAGCTTATGACATTACTGATTTTGACAAGATTCCAGAAACTCCTGTAGTTGAAAGAATCATTCCAATCAAAGGGCGCCAAATCCCTATTTTCAAGTTGTATCGAATTGCAGGTACAATTTTGGATAAGGATAAGAACAAAAAAACTGTTACACTTTTAACTACAAGTGGAGTTGTAACTGTTAAGATTTTTGGTCAAGTATTTTCTCATTATGACAAGCAGATTTCCGAAAGAGGCGCAGATGGAAAGAAGCACGTTATTGAAAAGTCTTGGTTGGCTCGTGGTAATAAAATTATTGTAACTGGTATTAAGCAGTCTGATGGTTTCTTAGCAAAGAAATATAATAAGACTCCTTATCATCTGGTTGAACTTATTACCGAAGTTACCGAAGATGGTTGGTTATATACTAAGGGTGAAAGAATGGAGGCGGCAGAATGAGTATTGGTTTATATGATTAGGACATGGCAACTTATACTTTAGTTCCATTCAATCTAGAACTGATGAAGCTCTCTGCTTACTATAAGAAAAAGAGGGAGGTAGTTGTACTATCTCCCTACTTCACACCAGAGCGACATCAGAAATTCTTTTTAAGAAAAGACTATGATGATGGAAACTTTATAATGGGGCTTGAAAATATTCCTAATCTTGAGTATGGTGGTTATGCCTTTACAGATGGAATATATGCACCCCTACCAAGAGAAATAGAAATCATGCATCCAGACACTTCTCTATATGAAAATATGGAAAAGACTATTATGGCTTCCAAAGGGCGCGACCAGAAGAAAATTTTCCAGAACATGATGGAAGCCGAACATTGCCGATTGTCATTAGATGGAAAGACAATTTGGGAAGATTATCCAAGACAATTTAAGTTCTTAAAAACTGCTCGTAACTTGATGTTGCATGACTTTGATTTAGGAAAAATCGAAGGCGGTTTTGAAGAAGTTAAAAAGTTGTTGGCTCGCGCCAGAACTGATGGCTGGGCAACAAGAGTGGGAATGAAATTTCCTCCTACCGTCACTCAAGGACAAGACTTGTTGAATTGGATTTCATTGCGCCCAAACAGTACCTTTTATTCTCTTAGATATGATGGAGTTATTGATGATGATGCCTTTGATGATTTCGTCGGTTATGCAAGAGAAAAAGCTATTTACAAACAGTTAGATTATTATGTCACTGCTTCTTCTGCTAATCAGCAGGAGTTTCTTGATAAATATATTGTTCGGATTTTTCATCAGGTTGTAAAAGCACGTAGCTATAGGGTTTTCTTTTCACTTAAATATGAGGAAAATTTCTTTATCGACAGTAGATGGGAAAA